CGGTCGAATCAAAACGGCGGCTTGGCCTCTACGCTCCACAGTACCTTTTTTTTTTCTGGTAGCCGCCCCGGTGCTGGCCTGTAGCTGGCCGCTAGCCGCTAACCCCTGAACAATCCGGCGCGCCTTACCTGGAACGTTAGCGAGCGCAGGTGAATGTCCGGTAGGTCTGCGCGCGCCCGTTCAAAGGCAGGCGCGAGCCACGGGTTACGCGGGATAACAACGGACGGCCGGGACAGGTCATAGATCATTTTAATTCGGGGCCGCTTGCGCCCGCCCATGACTTTAAAAATGCCCTTGGTTCTGCCGAGGTTTAAGAATACGAACTTCCTGCCCGACGCCGCCGCGCCTTTGATCGCGATCAGATTCTTTTGCTTGCGGCTTGCCCCTGATTGGGTGCGGTTGCGCAGCTGTATGTTGGACATCTTGTTCGGCTTACGCGGTAGCCTGGTACGAGGCCGAGCCCCTTCGCCCTGGCCAGCCGAGTACGCCGTCGGCAATGCCACGCCCTCGCTGCCTGACGCGCTCTTAGTGGCGCCGAACTCCTGATCCGCCAGGTAGTCCGCGATCGACCCCACGACGGCCGCCTGACGGCTTACAGTGAGCTCTCGTGTCTGTTCTACGCGAATGCTGTTCCTCGTAAACTTGTTTCGCGTCGTCATGTTCTGGTCGATGTTTTCTTGCGCGTAAGTCCGAGCCCTAAACGCGCCCTGATTAACGGTGTTTTTCGTAGCAAACGGAAACGCCCGCGCGGCAAACGTTTTTAGATCCGATTCCATTTGGCGGATTGCTTCGTCTCTGACATTGAACATTGAGGCCACACTCCTAACTCTGGTTTCTTTCCGCCAGCATAGCACGCGGTCCGATACTGTTAGCCCTCCCGTAACTTCCGACCACTACGGGGCGGCCTTGAACCCTTGCTATTACTGACCTTACCGACACATTCCCCCTTACTCCCCTTACTCTATAAGTTATAATAGTACAGTAGTAGTGTATATAGGGAAACAGCAGGCGGGGCGCACGAGGCGCACGTCAGCGCCGGGAGAGAGTTCGTTGTGCGGGGTCTGGTCGAAACTGCCGGGAGCCTTACTCTCCCAAGGGCTCCAGCGTACCCCGCAGTTTTGCAAGTACGGGAGTTCGGGGTGCGATTTTGACCGCTAGCTCCTTACCGAGGCGGCTAGCTCCTGACCGTAGCGGCTAGCTCCTGACCGTAGCGGCTAGCTCCTGACCGTAGCGGCTAGCTCCTGACCGTAGCGGCTAGCTAGCGGCCAGCTCCTCGCACTGATCGCATTCAAACGACCACGTGGTCTCGCCGGCGCTTCGGACTTCCCGGTCTGTTACTCGGTCGCAGCTGCGGCAAACGCCGCGTTTTTCTTCCGCCGTGTCGTCAATAACAGCGCCGTCGCAGTACAATTCAATCGCCATGCTGTCGAGCTCCTGAGCCCCGAGGGGCCCTGTCTGTTTTATTGTGCGACCGCTTGCGCGAGGTGCTTTATAAAGTGCAGCACGTCGCCGTTCCGGAAGTCGATCGCGACCAGCGTCTTTTTAATGCCCTGCTGCTCTGCTTTGCTGGTGGACTTGATCGCCTCCAGTACGCATTCGACCGGGATCCAGTTCGTGCCGCTTTCGCCTTCGACTTGGAGGGTCTGCTCAATGTCGATGTTCTTTTCGCTGATCAGTGCGTTTAACCAAGTTGTAAAATTCATGTCGTGTGCTCCTGTAGTCGATGTAAAGATTGTATCGACTACTGACCGCCCCGTCAACAACGGATACAACTATTTATAAAAGAGCCCGACCGAGGCCGGGCGGACGCTGGCGCGCCAGGTTAGAAAAACAAACTGGCCAGCTCGATCACCATTAAAACGATCGAAAAGCCCATAACCACAACGATGCTGACAAGTATATAACGTAATGCTTTCATGTTAACGCTCCCGCAAGACCGCGCACGGTCTCCCTAGCATGCCTTAACCGACGCGCGACCGAATCCCGAGACTCGTCCGGCCGCGCCGTAACGTACACTCCGACGCGCCCATAACGCCCGCGCGATCGGCTTATTTCGTAACGGACCGTCCCGTCCGGCAACGCTTGGCGCTTACTGGTCATAACGGCGCCTCGCATCCGTGACAAGTGGCCGCTATCGACCCGTTAAACGAAAGGCATTGGCAGCAGATTTGCGTCTGTCCCTTTTTTTTAATTAACCGGTCGACCATGTCGTCGATCAAATCCGGCACGGTCCGGGCGTCGTCATTTAGTGGCCCAAGGATTGAGCGGATACGCCCCGCCAGGCGTTCTTCGCTTGCTGCCCGCGCCAGCTCGCTAACCAGATCCGGCAACGTTCGGCGGTAATCGTTACGTTTCCCCAAAGCCTGGCGGACTTCCGTGTCTAGCCTAGACGCCCCGAGAGTTCGCGCCCTTATGTCGTGCCGCCACTTTGTCGACAGCCGCAAATCGCGCAGCGCCTTAAAAGCAATCCATCCGATTTTTACGTACTCTTTCATAACGGCGCCCTCAATTTGTCCCGCTGTTTGCGTTGCTGCTCGCGCAGATCCGACGTATGGCCCGGCCGGCACGCTGGCGGCTCCGGGTCGTTAACGTCCCATGCGAGCCCACACGCGCCGCACTGCATTTGGTCGCTGTACTGTCGCGCCTTGCAATTATCAGTGGTCACGTGCTGCCCTCCTCTTAACGGTCTGCAACCGCTTTTTAATGCGGCGCTCTTTTACGGGCCCGATCGACCCGGTTAGATCAAACTCGGCCATCGCCTGGCGCAGCAGCGCCCCGAGTTTTACATCCCCGCGCCCTGCGGTTTCGATGTCTTTTTGCTGTCGTGCCGTCAGGTCTTGCATAATAAAACCACCGTTTGCCGTTACGTTTAATAATAGCGCCCTGATACAGCAGCGCTTTCGCTTTTTGCGGGTTGCACGGCTGCCAGCCTTTCACTCCAGCGCCTCGCGCATAATCTGCTCAAAATCCGCGCCGTATTTGGCGATCCCAAGGTCCAGCAGCTTACCGTATATCAACAACGCTTCGCGCTCCGGGTCGTCTGAATGCGTACAGCGGGCGGCGATCAGGACCGGGACGTTTGCCTGCAGTAATCGCGCGACGCCGCTGTCGACTGCTACCGAGGGCCGCGGTCGCATAAATAAACGTTCGCTGGTCAGGACCCGAACGGCCGGCTTGATTGGTGCGTGCGGCCCGCGTACTTGCAGCTCGTCGTGTACAGCCGACGCGGGCGGCTTTTGCAGCCAGAACCACGCCCCGCAGTGCTGGACAGCAAACCGTGCCCACGCTGGCGCATCGCACCACGGCAAAAGATCGTTCACGCGCGCCCATTCGTCGCGGCTTGCTTGGCTTGCGGTTGTCATTGCGTTTTGCATGTTGTTCGCTCCTGGTTGTTTTACTTGGCGGTGACGGTCGGGGCCATGCTGTAGGACCCGTATGGCTTAACGGTTTCAAAGCCGTTTCGCTCGGTAATGCGCAGGCGCTTCTCGCCGCGACGCCCGCCGAGGTTGGCGACGATTGTTTTTGCAGTGCGGCGCAGAACTTTAACTTCGATAATGCTGCTATGGTCGCAAATGCTGCGGGTCGTGTAGGTTTTGCCAGCTTCAAAAGTGCTCATGGTGCCGTGCTCCGTGGGTGTTTGCTTAGTCGATGTAAAGATTGTATCGACTACTGACCGGCTCGTCAACAACGGATAACATTATTTTACTGCTGGAACCGCCGACTCGCATCGCCGCCGGCGGACTGGATAGCGCCTTGCGCCTCTTGGTACAGCCTGGCGGCCTCGTTGGCGTAAGTTGTATTCGCGTGGATATGGCCGTTTCGGATAAACAACCGCGGCTTTTTGCCCTCGTCGAGCGGTATGCCGGTATTGGTTCGGCCGTCTTTAAGCGCGGGGTGATAGTCGTACCCGAGCGACTGCAACAGCTCCCGGCGTTTGTTGTGCGGAATGCTGCGAGCCATGCGGACGGACTGCAGCAGGCGCTCAACTGCGACGCTGGAGATCCAGCCGCCGGCAAACCCCGGGCGGTCTTCGGCCACGGCTTCGAGAATTTCCTGCTCAATGCCGCCCATTGACTGGCTGATCGCCTCCTCGGTCGTGCTGGTACTCGGCGCCCTATGGCTGCGGGTCGCGGGGTTTAGCTCGTCCGGTATCGCGTAATCCGCCAGGTAATCCGAGACCACGGCGTAACCGTGATCCGCGCCGGCGCCGGCGTAAGCGTTGCGGCCTTTCAGCCAGTCGTAAAGATCCGGAAAGTAATTCCCCTGCATGCCGTCGCGCGTTAAATCCTGCTCGGTCTGCTGCGCCGTGTAAAAAACGCAAAAACGGCGGTCTGATCGGGTCTTGCGTATTGCGTCTTTATGGTTACTATTCAGCATAAAATTAGCGCGGTTGTCGCCCATAACCTGCGACTGCTGCATCGCCCGCATAGCGAGCCTGTCGTTAGTGATCATCGGCTTTAAGATCTCGATAATTTCCCGCTTATGGTCCGGGACGTAAACGTCCTCGATCCCGATAAACAACTTATTAAACAGCCATTCGTTGAATTTCTCGGATATCTCGTTCGCTGGCGGTTGGTGCGTATAGCGCTGGCCAACGGCAAAAGCGACGCATCGCGTTAACAAGGTTTTGCCATTACCCTCGGCGCCCTGCAGCAGCGGCGCCCACTGGAACTTTACGCCCTTGTGCTGAATGCACGCGGCCATATATGCCAGGAGGATTGACCGGTCGCCGGCGTCGGGCAGCAGCAGCTCCAAGTGTCGCAAGAACGGGCCCGGGTAGCCTTTTACGCGCGGCGTGTCCACGGGTTTGTAAGTATTAACAAGCGCGTCGCCTTCCTCCTGGATGATCGCCCCGGGCGCCACGTCGGGACGAAAGCACGTCGACGCCGCTTTCGGGTAGCGCACGATCTGCGATTCGGTGAACGCGTCCCAGGCCTTGCGGGTCGTTTTGCCGCCCTCGGCGTCTAGCTGGAACGTGTAGCCACCATAAGTCGCGTTGAACTGTTCCGACTTTAGCAGCGCCCCGTCTGGCGTAAAAACTTTATGTAAACTCTGTATGTAAACACAGCCGCTAAAATACTCAATCTGTTGTGTCGCCCCTAAATACTGGTAGCCCTCGCGGATCTCTGGGTCCAGGCTAACGGACGCCGCCGGCGGCGCGGCCGCACTAACCGGCGTTATCATGCCGAGCAGCTGGTCGCCGGTTTTGTCGCGATGGTCTAGCCACAATTTAACGCTCGTTTGCTGCGCCAGTTCGTGCAGGCGCGACTCGTCCATCCCGGCGGCTTTAAATTCGACGAACCGCTCCGCTCGTATCGACTCGGCAAACGCCCCCTGGCGCTCGCCAGTGGCTTTTAGTTTGGCAGGCCCGTACTGGTCCAGGACGGTCGTGTCCGCCGCGGCGCCGGTAGAATAGACCGTCTCCTGCATGCCCACCGCGTTTAAGATCGTGCGGTGCAAATAATCCTCGCGGTCCCATTTGTCGCGGACCAATCCCGAGCGCCACATAACGCGCAGGATCCGCTCGCAGTCGTTACCGGTCCAAAACGCCAAGTGCTGTGCCAAGGCCGCATCGGCCTGGCTGCCGTTGTGCCTGCTGCCGTCCGGGTACGCGCGCGCCAGTGCCTCGTCGTCGCCCGCCCATAGGTCCGCAAACGTCGCCCCGGCGCCAAACGCCCCCGCAGCGCTGCGACTGGCCACGGCTCGCTTGATCAGCTCGTCGTCGTCCTCGGGGCCCGTGTAGCCCTCGACCGGTTCGCTACTCCACTCGGCGCCCTTTTGCGTTGCTTTAGGCGGGAAATAGGTCGCCACCAGCTGCGGGAATAGATCGCAGGACATGGCCGCCGACCCTTGCGCGTTGGTTGCCGACAGCGCGACGAACCGCTTTTCCGTGTAGAGCTCCAGATCTAGCTCGTGGTTTCGATTGCCGTGTAGCACAGGCGCCGACGTGCGGCCAAATACGTGCAGCCCCCGCCCGCTGCTGGAGACTGCGACCGCCGCCTCTGGACAATAGCCGAGCAACTGCAGCGCCAGCGGCGACCACGTGTTATCAGCCTGCAGGCATCGGTCTATGTCGAGAAAGAAAAACGGGTCGTTTGCAGTGAAGAAAAAACCGATTCCGTAGCCGTCGCCGCACAAGCCGGCCAAGCGGATCGCCTCGTCGGCGGACGTCCAGGCCGCCGGGTCGTTCTGCCAGTCGCTACCTTTCGCAAACACTTGCAGCGTCCGGTGATCGACCGGGTATTTTTCAAACTTTCCGGGCTCTTTTTGGCTCGGGACAAACTTGCACAAAATAAACTGCCTAAACTCTGCCAGCGGGCGGAGCGCTTCCGGTAATTGCTGCATGGTCGCCCCGTAATTAAAGTGTAAGCCGTGCGGCTGCTTTCAGTTCGTCCGGCGCTTTTGCCGCGTGCCGGTCCCCGCACGCCATGCCCTGCGCGACGATTTCGGCAATTTCCCGGTGAATGGCCGCGCGCATAATATCCCGGCGGAGCTGCAGCATGGTCCCGAAATACTTGGTCACCAGTCCGGTCGACACGCCGGCGCGGTCTGCTACCTGCTGGCGGCTGACGTTGTTGTAACCGTAAACCGTGGCCACATCGACGGCCGCGTCTAGTATGCTTATTTTTCGCAGCTCCGGATTGGCGCGCGCTTTTGTTACCTGGACGTGCCCGGCGTCGCGCAAGTCGTCGCGGATCTCGCTTACGAACTCGTTAAACGTGCAGCCCGCATAGTAGCTAAACGAGCCCGGCGCGATAACAGCGCGGTCGCATAGCGCTTGTCGCGATAGGTTAATCAAGCCGGTTTCCCGTGCCATAGCTTTCGCCAGCGTGAGCAAATCGCCCTTAGTCATTTTTATGTACTCGCGTTTAAAAGTGGATCCCCGGACGGGAGTCGAACCCGCGACCTCGTCGCATTTTGGGCAGTGGCTAGCCGTGTTATAGCCCTTTGGTCTCTGTTACCCCAAACATGCGCCGCGCTCTACCTGCTGAGACTACCGGGGCGTAGAGCCGAACATTACCCGCTATTGACCGCGCGGTCAATACGAAACACGACCCGGCTGTACACGATGCAATCGTCGCTTGCGCCGTAAATCACCATCGCGGGCCGTCGGATGCAATCCGAATCGCCGAGCATTTGGACGACCTGGTCGAGTGATTCAAACCCGGAGAGCGCACTCGGCCCAGTCGGTTCTTTGTCGGATTTCCTAAACGGTGTCGCGTAAATCATCCCCAGGGCTCCCATACCGGAACGCCGGCGGCGCTCGCTTTTTGTTTCATGTCAGCCGTGCCGGATCCGCCAGGCATTGCCAGGCAGTAATCTGGCCGCAGCAGCAGCATTGCGGAGTTGCGGGCCGGGCCGGCGGCTTTGCGCCCGTTACGAGCCCACTCCGCCTCAACGGTTGCGCAGTGTATGCCCTCAAGTCGGGCCCACGTCCGCCCCATTCTGTCCGCTCCACGGGCCCCGCCTTCAATAATAATTGTCGCCGCGTGGGGTAAAAGCTGCATCGCGTCGCAAAATTTTTCCCAATCGTTAAACGCGCGACCGCCGCAGACAAGTAAAATCATTCGCCTAGC